ACTGCGCGATGCGGCCAGAGCTTCACTCGCCGGATAAACTGCATCATCAGCGGCCCGCAGGCCAGCCAGTCGCCAGTCCAGTCGGGCACCTTCGCCTGATCGCGCGATGCCGGCGAGCCGCCCGGAGGCGTGCCAAGCAAGGCGCCGCCGACGTCGAATATGTCCGTCCAGCCAAGTAGCTCGGCAAGGCGACGGTTTGCGTGCATCGCTTCCATGCAGTCCTTTCGTTCCGTTGTTGTAGCCGCCCGGACCGGCCGGGCGAGGTGGTCATACTCGCTTCGGAATCCGCCCCAGCACGGCGCCCTCAGGAAGCCGATACCAGGCGAACAGCGTGTCAAACGGAACACGCGTTGCTTGCTGGATCTGGTCGAGCGTGCTGATGTTCACGCCGACTCTTTTCCCTTTGTCCAGACGGTGGATCGTGGACGGATCGAGGCCCAGGAGCTTCGCGCAGTGGCTATGACTGCGCGCGCCGGTCGATCGCATCACGCCTTCGAGGAGGTGTTTAGCGGTCATGAGTGCCTTTCAGGTTGTTGTTTTGCTCGCTGCGCTTCGAACCACTGCACGCGCGCCGCCTGGTTAGGCGATCGGGTGTACAGCACGCATGCCCGGTTGTCCCATGCCACGAACGGGTCGCGCAGTGGCGCCATGCTGCCGTCGTAGCCAGTGCAGCGCCCTTTCCCGGCCCGGGCCTGGTCCGGGTATTCCTTCATGGCGAAGTTTTGGCACTGGGCGCAGATGTCGGTGATCTCGCGGCTCATCAGTCGAACCCCCCGCGACCGGAGAATGTGCGGGCGGGCGCCTTGGCCTTCCGATGCCAGCGATAGGAAAGGTCCTCAAACCGCGTCTGAGCCCCGATATAGCCAAGCCCGATGACGCCGGGCGACCCTTGCCGCTGCTTCGCGCTGATCCACTCGCAGATTCCCTTGTCATCGGTCTCCGGATTCCACAGCTCATCGCGGTACAGGAAGATGATGTTGGCGGCGTCCTGCTCGATGTAGCCGGACACGCCCAGGTCGGACATGATCGGTCGCTTGTCGGCGCGCTTCTCGCACTCGCGGTTCAACTGAGCAAGCAGGATCACAACGGCGTCGAGTTCCTTCGCCAGCGCGATCAGGCCACGTGTGTACTCGCCCATCGCTTCGTGCAGTTTGTCCGACTTGGCGCCGGTGATGAAGCTCAGTTGGTCAATGCAGATGATGTCGCAGCCATGCGTGCGCTTGATCTTTCGGGCCTTGGCGCGAATCTCAGCGATGCTCAAACCTGTCTGGTCGTCGATGAACAGGTTCAGATTGCGGGAATTGATGGTCGCCGCGGTGACAGCATCCCAACGTGCCGTATCGTCACGCCCCTCGCCTGGCGTCCGCAGCCATCGCATGTCCACGCGGGCCAGTGCTGCGATGTTTCGGTCGTTGACCTGATTGGTCGACATCTCCATCGACAGGAATAAGGATGAATAGTCGCGCGCGGCATTGCGGCAAATTCCGAGGCCTGCTGCGGTCTTGCCAGTGCCGGGGCGTCCGGCGATAACCGTCAGGGTGCCGCGCTCCAGGCCTCCGTCGAGCATTTCATCCAGGTGCTGGTAGCCGGTCGGGATGGGGCGGATCTTCCCCTCCATGCGATCCTGCAGCAGGGTTAGGTATTCATTAAGCGTCGAGTCCAGGCGGCGCGGGTCGCGTGCAACCTTGCGCTGCGCCAGGTCATCGAGCTTGGCTGCAGCATTGGCAATGCACTCGGCGCTTTCCTTGCCCGATTCGGCATCGGCCGCCAAATCCACGGACAGGGCAGACAGCGCGCGTTTTGTCGCTTTCTCGATCACGATGCGCGCGTGGTACTCGATTCTCGCAGCGCTGGCGGCAGAGGACAAAAGCTGCCCCATGTACGGCATCAACTCCGGATCGAGGCACCCTGCTAGCGTGATCGGATCGACGCGTTTTCCGGCGGCGAGTTGAGTGACGATCTCCGTGAACATAGTCCGGTGGTCGCCGCGGAAGAAGTGCGCAGCATCCAGATCGGGGACGCGGTCGATCGCGTCGTTATCGCGCAAAATAGCGCCCAAGACGGATTGCTCTGCTTCGATGCTGAACTGGTCGATCATGCGGCCTCCCGATGGCTGCGCTGGGCCTGCTGCCCTACGGTCGTCAGGGAATATTGGCCGTCCGTTCCAACGGACCAGAGCTTGAACCAGTTCCCCTTAACCGATTTCAGAAACACCGTACGCCAGTCCTTGTACCGCTTTGCGTCCGGCATCTGGTAGCGGTCCTTGAACTCGGTCCACTGCAGCGCCAGGAAGTCACGGGGCAATTTGACCTTGTCGGCGTAAGCGAACACCGGGTGGCCGTCCGGGATCGGCGTGGCGCCGGACGACCGACAGTCAGCCAGGAACGAGCGGAGCGAGATTGCCGTCTTGCGCTTCTGCTCGACGGACTCACCCCCCTCCGGGGGTATGGGGGAAGGTTTTAATTCTTCTCTTCTCTTCTCTTCTCTAGTCAACTTTTTGTCCGCATCGTTTGCGGACAGATTGCGGACAGATTGCGGACTTTTCCGTTCATCGCGCTTGCGCTTCTGATCCTCTGCGCGACGCTTGCCCGACTTCCCGTTGTGCTCCGAAAACTCAGGCAAAACAAGGCCTTGCGTATCTTCCGCGAGCCAGCCTACCGCGATCATGGCGGACGAAAATCCCGGCCAGCCGATGATATGATCAAGGGTTTCCGCGGTGTAGCCGGACAAACTGCCATCCGCTGAGTGTGTGTCGAATACGCTCCAAACCGCATGCAGTCCGCCAATCACGCGAAATTTGTCCGATGCGGTTGCGGACAAAATGCGGACAACTTTTGGATGTGTTTGCAGGTCCAGGCGCATCTTGATCCAATCGCCAGCCATTACACGATCCCTTTTGCGCGATTGGAGTTCATGCGCCACGCCGTGACCTCGGCAAGCTCCTTGCTCACAAATTCATTGATGGAGTAGAAAATCGCCGATCCTTCCGCCTGATATCCGAGGTGATAGACGCCTTTCACGGGCCCGATGACAGTAACGCAGCCCATGTTTGGAACACCCCCGGAAGGATCTGGGGCGGATGCCTTGGCGGAATTTGCGCGAGAACGAGGCGATAACGGCTCGCCGGCGCCGGCCGCGGCGTCTTGCAGTGTCAGCATGCTTCCCATATCAATCTCCTAACAGCGCCGCTTCATGCGGCATCCTTATAGACGTGTCCTTCATCGATGCGCTGGCGGACTAAGCTCATGGCCGCGATCACCTCAGCCCGGCTGGCGATGTCCATCTGTCCATCGTGGACCGCGAGCGCGGCCTTGATGTCGCTGAGGCCTTCGCCGTCCAGGCGGAAGCTATTGGTGCGCGCACTGCGAGTCTTGGCCCTGAATGCGCCTTCCAGCGCAAGGTTGAAGGTCGACTCGTGCTCGACGCCGATCCCCGTCTCAGCCAGGGCGAGGCCGATATTCAACGCAGTAACCACGACCGACCACGCTTCTTCCGTCGCAACGCCGGAAGCCAGCTGCTCGAGGTTGAGCCAGTACGCCAGGCCTAGGTCCTGCAGCTGACCGTCATTCAGCGGCGCGGCGTCCTGGCCGCGCGCGTGGCACCTGGCAACGACCGTCAGGCCGCCGGCGAGAGCCACCGGGCGCGGTCGGTATTTTTTGTTGCGGGCCTTCTTCATGCCGCCTCCAGCGCCTCACCGAACGGGCGTGGCCAGACGGCGGACTCGTCATACGGCAGCCAGGTCAGGACCGGGGCGCCATCCTTCAGCACCGCAGCGCCGTGCTTGTCGATCTTCGGGCCGCGATACATCAGGCGGGTCAACTTGACGTCGCCCGGCGATGCCGCGATCCAGTCGCGGCAGAACTGCGGCGCGTCGAGTTCCGGCGAGATGCGGACCTGCTTTTCCGACGCTTCGAACAGACGATCAGCCTCGGCCATCACTCGCCCCCCCATTCGGGAGCCGTCAACTCGCGCTTCAGGTCCTTGCAGTGGGTCGGAACGCTTTTCTCCGCCAGCCTCCGGCAAACCTGCCGACTCACACCAAAAACACAAAATGCACCCATGATCATGACTCCATTGTTGTATTGATATTGTTGGTGGCCGCGCCCATCGGCAGCAGCCCTTTCGCCCTCAAAATCTGCTGGCTCTCGGTGCGGGCGGCATCGAAGCGCGCGTCGACCGCCTCCCGGCTCATTCGGCCGGCGTAGCCGCCATCCAGCCATACATGACAGTCGGAGCACCCGTAGCAGCCCTCCTCATCCGGTGCCTTGAGCCCCATGCCCTTGCCGTCTTCCAGGCGGTTTGAGTGACACCAGGCGGTTGTCTCCGGGTTGCGGTTGCAGATCCCGGGGAAGCGGAGCGTGCACTCTTCGCCGCGGGCCGAGGCGCGGATTGGCGTCATCTTTGGGCGGCTCGACTTGAGAGACTTGCGCGGCTTCGATTCCCGGCTACGCGGGAACGCCGCTTTTGCCTGGATCGCAGCTACGCGCAGCAGGCCGGCGCCGGCGGCTGGGGCCTTGAACCCACTGCCGCGAGACATCGGCGTTTTGCGCGCCAAGGGCTTGCCCTGCTTGAGTGGCGAGGTGCGCATCATGGCAGCCCCAAAAGCGATAGCGCTATCTCGGCCGGAGCCTCCTGCGCCACGTCTTCACTTGGGTCGGGCAAGCCAGACACAGGCTTCAGCTGTGAGTCAGCAAACGGACCCTGTTTATATTCGATGCCACCCACCTCAAACACGCCAGCCGCCTCAAATACCCAGATAAGACCAGCATCGGCCGGGATGCGGTCGAATGGCACGCCGCCGCACATGCCACCCGCGAATGGGCTGATGACAGTCCCGATCTTGCCTTCGTGGCGCCCGCTGATGCAGATGGCAATATCTCCTGGTTTGCAGTTCATAGCGCCACCCGCTTGAACTCGACCGCCCACACCCACGGGTTGACGTCCCAGCTGCCGGCGCCATTGATCGATTCCCATAAGCGCTGGTAGTCCAGCACCCGGGCGCGGCAGCCGTGCTCCATGATCGACTCGTCAGATGTCACGACACCCTCGGCTTCGATGTCCTCGGCGCCGATGTCTTGCAACCGCTCGACGCACACCGACACGATCTCCAGCAGGATGCGGCTCGCCCGGCGCGGCATGTGGATGCTGGGCGTCCAGCGGACCGGCTGGCTGTCGCCTATGTGATGCCACTGCACGTTCGGCATCGGACCATCCGCCAGGTAGACATAGCGGCTTTTCCAGTCCGGTCGAGCCGGCGAGCCAGCGGTGCCGATCGGGCCCGTAGGACGGCCTGCAGGAATATCAACCTCCAAGACTTGGGCATGTGTCTCGCGCACCCACAGGC